TGAACATGAACAACTCGTCTATCGCCTTGAGTTGGCGCAACGCCCTTGGACAACCAACGGGGAACGCGCTGGCAACCGATGGGAACGGGCTGAGTTGGTCAAGACTTGGCGCTCGGCATTTTATGTTCTGGCTAAATCAGAAAAGATGCCAGAGATGGAATGGATTTCAGTTACAGTCGAACCTCACCAAAAAGGGGGTCGCCTACAGGATGTAGGGGCGTGTAACCCAGCAGTAAAAGCGGCAATTGATGGAATCGTTGATGCAGGTATTTTGCCAGATGACTCATCTAAGTTTATGAAGTCTCTGATATTTCTACCTCCTCAAAACGATAGAAATTCATTAGTTCTATACATAAGAGGGGCAAAGAAAGAGAGGAAAGCATGAACTGGAATTTAATATTGACTGTAGTAGGATTATTTACTACTCTTGTATTATTCGCACCTATATTTATTGCTTATGCACTTGCTTATCACAAAGCAAAAATGAGCGCAGAGTTAGAGGCGATTAGACAAAATAAAAGGATGTTCCATCCAAGCAATGACGACATCAATTGGGAAGAAATCTTCGAAGGAGAGAAATAATGAGCGATGTACAGACAGCAGAACAATTAGATGGTCGTGGTTTAGATGAAGTTCGTATGCTTACAAACGCAATGCGAGAACATCAGAATCAGATTTCAGATTTAGGTAAGCGCCGTAAGCAGTTGATTCTGCGACTTCGCAAACAGCGTATTACATACCGCGAGATTGCAGATGCTATGGGAGTTTCAGAGCAGTTGATTTACAAAATCATCCGCAACGATATTGATAGAGCGCCCGTTTATGACGAGGCGGGAAATCTAGTACGCCGTAGAGGTCGCCCAGCAAAGCCAGCGCTTTAGCCTTTACTTAGAGAGAGTTAGGTAAAGGTTAATGAAGTTCATTGAATTATTTGCTGGCATTGGTGCATTTCGCCTCGGCTTAGAAAATACTGGGCATGAGTGCGTATGGGCTAATGAGTGGCTAGACAAACCAAGGAGTATTTATGAAAGAAACTTCGGAGACAAACCAGATGGCAGAGACATTAGAGATGTTTCCGCTGGAGACCTTCCAGATGCCGACCTCCTCGTTGGAGGATTTCCTTGTGCAACTTTTTCAACTGCGGGAAACAGAACAGGGTTCTCTTTGGAGGACACTAGAGGCACACTCGCTTTTGAAATGTTTCGCCTCGCTCGGGATAAAGGAATACCGTACATCTTATTTGAGAATGTCAAAGGACTCCTCAACCACGACAAAGGAAGAACCTTTGGAATCATCTTGGCAGTCTTGGATGAAATGGGGTATGACTGTCAATGGGAGTTGCTTGACAGCCAAAACTTCGGTATCCCACAGCACCGAGAACGGGTATTCCTTATCGCAAATCTTAGAAGTCACGCCAGACCCAAAGTATTCCCTATCGGAAAAACAGGTAGCGGAGATAATGAGACGAACATCCGCCAACAAAAAGGAAGGCAGGGGCTTTTCTCCGACATTTCTCCAACCATAGATGCTCACTACTACAAAGGCGGGAACTCTCGCCCTTATGTAGTTGAGACTTGGAGCCGTAGAGATAAAGCAATGCGTACCTATGACGAGGGAATAGTTCCAACCCTTTTAGCCCAGATGGGTACAGGCGGTGGAAATGTTCCTTTTGTGCGCCCTGTCTTAGATGTAGCCCGAGTCAATAAGAGTCCGAATGGTCGAATGATTAAAGATGATGGCGACCCGATGTACACAATTACGGCTCAAGATAGACACGGAGTTCAAATTGGTAACGAAAATGACTTTGGAATCCGCAAACTTACACCGCTTGAGTGCGAGCGCTTGCAAGGATTACCCGATGGCTGGACAGAGTTCTATGCAGACGGTTCAAGAGTTCCAGACACACAGCGCTACGAACGATGTGGGCGCACAATCACGATTCCAGTAGTTGAAGCAATGGGGAGAAAATTACATGAGTTCTACTGAGCCATTTTCATTTGACACGATTACAGACTTTGATGACCACATCGCTAAGTCCATCCCGAACTATCACCTTTTGAATGATTCAGTTCGAGACTTGGCTACTTTCTACGCAAAAGAAGATTTCAGTATTGTTGATTTAGGATGCTCAACAGGCAAACTTCTTGAGTCCATTCCATTTGAGGGAACCAAACTGGGGATTGATATTTCTGGCAACTTGTTACCTGATAGCCATGACGAAGTTCAATATGTCCAAAAGGATTTACGCTCATTCAAGAATCTGGGCAAGACTCCATCCTTGGTCATCTCACTCTTTACGCTTCAGTTCCTACCATTGGCAGACCGCCCTAATATCTTGAGCCTTGTCTACGATGAGTTGGCTGAGGGCGGGGCTTTTATCTGGGCTGAGAAAGTGCATGAGGAGTCTGGAGAACTTGAGCGTGTTATGAATTCGGCGTACTACGACTTCAAGCGCCTTCACTTCAGCGCATCCGAGATTATGAAGAAAGAGCGAGACCTTCGCCCTATCATGCAGACCAATACCTCAATGCGTAATTACATTATGGCTGAGAACGCTGGCTTCACAGTTGGCACGATGTTCTGGAAGTTTTACAATTTCGAGGCTTGGCTCTTTGTTAAATGAAAGCCAATATCCAGACGGGAAACATTCAAAGTGTAAGTATCAGTTCGCTTACCGCCTACCCTACTAATCCGAGACGAGGAGACATAGATGCCATTGCATCATCGCTTACTGCTCATGGTCAATATCGCCCTATCGTGGTTCAAGCGAGTACCAAGTTTGTTCTCGCAGGTAATCACACTCTTAAAGCGGCTAAGAAACTTGGTTGGAAAAAGATAAAGGCAGTTCTCGTTGATGTAGACGATGACACAGCCAAGAAGATTGTTCTAGCCGATAACCGCCTAACTGACCTTGCTGGATATAACGAGCCACTTCTCAAAAGCCTCTTGCAAGCGCTTCCTGAGTTGGATGGCACGGGATTCACACAGTCCGAGGTAGATACGCTTGACCGTCTCATATCAGGTGACCAAAAGGAACCTTTGGGAACCTCTGGGAACCTAAAGGATGACCCAGAGGTAAAGATAGCGGCGTGGAAGTTTTCAGTTGAGCAAGATGCCTACGATGCGTGGAAAGAGCAACTTTACGAGGAGTTCGGAAAGACTAAGAGCAAAGCCAACGCAGGGATTAAACAACGCCTAGGATTTCCAGAGCGAATCATGGAGAAGCCAGAACGGATTGAGGAGCGCTCGGAGAGTTCGCCTGAAGATGTAGAAACCGTATCCGTGAACGAGATTCTTACTCACCCCTTGAATCCGCGTGAGGGTGATATTGGAGCAATCATTGATTCACTCTCAACCATGGGGCAGTACAGACCGATTGTGGTCAATCGCCCTACAAAGCATTGCGTATCAGGAAACCACACACTTCAAGCGGCAGTTCAACTTGGCTGGGAGAAGATTGCAGTTCATTGGATTGAAGTAGATGATGTAGAGGAAATCAAAATCCTCATCGTGGATAACCGAACTTCAGACCTTGCCACCTATGACTCTCAAGAACTAAATAAGTTACTGACCAGTACGAGTACCAAGGGAACGGGATTCTCTAGGGAAGAAGTAGCCGAGATTCTTTCAGGAGGAAAGACCAAGCCTGGGCATATTCCAATTGGTCGAACAAACATCCGAGTAGGTAATCATTCAATGCGAGTTCACACCGAGGATTTGAACACATGGGCTAACACGATATACGGCTGGACTGACATAGCCGAGTTATTACAGATACCATTAGAAGCGTGTACAACCGAGGTAGAATAAGCCAATGGCATCAACAGTAGCGAAGAAACAACCAGCGAAGGCACCTGCCAAAAAATCGGCTGGGCGACCTACTGCGCTCCTTGAGGAGATTAAAGAGCAAACCCTCCTTGACTACATCCGAATTGGAACACCTGTTCGAAAGGCAGTTACCGCTTCAGGGATAGCGGAAAAGACTTTCTATAACTGGATGAGTCGCGGATTGGCTGAAAGAGAACGCCAAGCGCTAGTGCCAAACGCAAAAGATAATCCCACCGAAGTTATATTTCTACAATTTTTACAGCGAGTCGAACAGGCTAGAGCAGAAGCAATTACTAAAAAGGTTGCAGTTATCGCAAAGAGCGGTAACGATGGAGATTGGAGAGCGGCCGCATGGTGGCTAGAGCGCCAAGTACCAGAGGAGTTCGGCAAGACAGATAGATTTGAAATTGGCGGAAGCAATGGTGAAGCGATTAAAGTACAGATTGAAATGGGCGATTTAGAAGATAAGATTGCAAAGGTCTTAGCAATTCGAAAGAGGTAGAGATGGCTGAACGGCTAGTAGACCTAGTTCTCAATGCCACGCCAGAGGAGAGAACAAAGATTTATCTCTCGCTTACCGATGACGAGAAAAATGCGTTAGGTGTAATTCTCGATGCTGAGATAGAAAACCCATGGGCTAGATATGAGAATGACCCAATTGGATTTATCGAAGAAGGATTAGGTGAAACGCTCTGGTCTAAACAACGCGAGATTCTCGAATCCATCATTCACAATAAGAGAACGACAGTTCCCGCTTGTCACGCTCCTGGAAAATCTCACTTAGCGGCGCGAGCCGTTGCATGGTGGATTTCAGTTCACCCGCCTGGAACCGCTATGGCTATCACTACAGCATCAACATTCAAGCAGGTTCGAAACATCATGTGGGCTAACATCCGCCGAGTTCACATTGCCAATCAACTTCCTGGGGAAATTCTTACGACTGAATGGAAAATGGATGACACCGTAGTTGCCTATGGTTTTCGCCCAGCCGATAATAACGAAGCGGCAGTTCAAGGTATCCACGCACCGCATCTGCTCGTAGTAGTGGATGAAGCGGGTGGTATCTCGGACAAGATTGGCTCAGCCCTTGAAGCGCTTATGACGGGTGGACACACACGCCTCCTAGTATTGGGTAACCCACCGACAGACCAAGAGCAGACATGGTTCGAGCGCATCTGTAATTCGCCTATCTACACAAACATCCCTATCGGGGCTTATGACACCCCTAACTTCACGGGTGAGGAAACTGGTCAATGTCGCAGTTGCCCACCCCATGTAGAGGCTCACGCAGTCGCTACGCACCTAGTAGACCAGAGTTGGGTGGATGATGTAATTGGGGAATTCGGAGAAGATTCTCCATTCGTTGAAGCCCGTGTAAATGCCCGATTCCCACAAACGGGAACAGGAAAAGTCATTCCCTATCATTGGGCAGAACAGGCGACACAGAACGAAGATTATCTCGAATCCAGCGTTATCCGTCTCGGAGTGGATATTGCATCCGATGGCGGAGATGAATTCGTAATCGCAAAGGCAGATGGATACAAAGTCTCGATTACTCATCGCTCATCTGGCAAGGCTAATGCGAACGCCGTTGATGTCGCAGGTGTGATTATTGGTGAGATTTC